AGTTCTCAAACAGGTGGAGGTTCTGCTTCCTCTGGTACTTTCCAAAGCCAAACTGCCGTTAATATCGGTGGTCAATGGGCTGGAGTTGCTCTTCCATTAGTAAGAAAAGTATTTGGTCAAATCGCTGCAAAGGAATTTGTTAGCGTTCAACCAATGAATCTTCCTTCTGGTTTAGTATTCTTCTTAGACTTCCAATATGGTACAAACAAAGCTCCTTTTTCCGCAGGCGATAGCCTTTACGGTAATAGTAGCGATGCTTTGAATCCATTTGGAAATGATTCACAAGGTGGACTTTATGGTGCAGGTAGATTTTCATATTCTACTCAAACTACAGCTTCCATTATAAATTCTGTGAATGTAGTATCAGGATCTTGGTCGGATTTCGACTTCGATTCAACATATTCTGCGTCTGCTGCTCAAATAGCTGCTGACTGGAGAGTAGTAACATTCAACACTTCAAGTATTCCTTATATTGATCCATGGGCTGTTAAGTCATTTGGTTTGTATTCTGGTTCAGAATATACAATAAGTGGAGCTGGAGATGGTGGAATGCAATTACCTGCATTTAGTAGATATGGTGGTGGTGCTACAATAGCATTTGTAGTTTCTGCTTCTTACTGGCCAGGAAATGATACAACTACATTATGTACTGTATCTTCTTCATTACAACCTACTGATCAATACAGAGGTGATTTTGAAGCTGGAAATCCAAAACCTAACGTAAACAATGATGGTGGTAACGGTGCTAATGGTGCTATTACTGGATCAGGTGGAGTTGGTTGCTGCCCAGATCAGGTTATTCCTGAAATTAACGTACAGATGAAATCATCTGCTATCGTAGCAAAAACTAAAAAGCTAAAAGCTGTTTGGACTCCTGAGTTCGCTCAAGATCTTAACGCTTACCATGCATTAGATGCTGAAGCTGAATTAACTTCAATCTTAAGTGAGTACATTTCGTTAGAAATTGACTTAGAAATCTTAAGTATGTTGATTAATGCTGCTGGAGCTGGAACTGAAGTATGGTCTGCTCAAAACAACGTTGCATTTACTTCTCAAGCAGGTAATGGTGTAACTACTGACTTAGGGTTCTATAACTCTCAAGGACAATGGTTCCAAACTTTAGGAACTAAAATCCAAAAGTTAAGTAACATCATTCACCAGAAAACTCTTAGAGGTGGTGCTAACTTCTTAGTATGTTCTCCAACTGTAGCTACAATCTTAGAATCAATTCCAGGATTTGCTGCTGATTCAGATGGGGATGCTGCTAAAGCAAGTTATGCTTTCGGTGTACAAAAAGTCGGCCAATTAAATGGTAGATATAAAGTATACAAAAATCCATATATGACAACTAACGTTATCTTATTAGGATTTAGAGGAGGTCAATTCCTTGAAAGCGGTGCTGTATTTGCTCCTTATATTCCATTAATCATGACTCCATTAGTATATGATCCAGACACATTTGTGCCTAGAAAAGGTCTATTGACTAGATATGCTAAGAAAATGGTTCGTCCTGAATTCTATGGTAAAATTGAAGTTAGTGGTTTAAATACTCTTTAATCCATAATTAATTTTAATTATTAAATTAAGCCCCGCATAGCGGGGCTTTTTTTTTATATTTATAATAATAAAACTATTTTTAATATTTATAACAAAATAATTTAATATGAATGTACCAATTTGGCCAGGTTCAAGTTCTTTTGCTTCAGGTTCTGGAGATACACCATTTGGATTTTATGACGCACAAACCGATTTTCAAAACGATGCAGATAAAGTAGCTGTATTTTGTGCAAATAGATTAGGCTACCCTTTAGTTGATGTTGAATTACAATCAGGATCTTTTTATACGGCATTTGAAGAAGCTGTTACTACATATGGTAATGAGTTATATGCCTATAAAGTAAGAGATAATCAATTAACTTTAGAAGGTTTACCAACTAGCTCTGTATTAACTCAATCTTTAATAACACCAAGTTTTGAACCAATAGTAAGACTTACAGAAATGTATGGTGCTGAAGCTGGTTCAGGAGGTAATGTTCCTTGGTATTCAGGTTCTTTTGCTTTAGAAGCAGGTAAACAAGATTATAATTTTACTACTTTTATGAATGATAACGATATTACAGGTTCAGCAGCTGAATTTGGTATCGAGGTAAAAAGAGTATTTTATCAACCACCATATCCTGCATCTGCTTTATTTTTATCCCCATATAATGGATTTGGATTTGGAGGTGCTATAGCAGCAGGTATTGCTGGTGTAGGTGGATTTGGAGGTGATTTTGGATTTTTAATGATGCCTTTAAATTATGATTTACAAGTTATTCAAGCTATTGGTATGAACCAAATGGTAAGAAGAAGTAATTATAGTTTTGAAATTCATAAAGATAAATTAAGAGTATTTCCAATACCTCAAGCTAATGGAGATAAAAATTATACAGGTCAATTAAGAATAAATAGAAATTTAACAATAAGTGGATCAATCCCAACTACTACAGTTGATCAAACGTCTGCGGCGTTAGCATTAACAGGTATATCAGGTAGTGGCGCTACTGGTACATTTACATCAGCTAATAATAAAATCACAAAAGTAACTGTTGTAGCAACAGGTAGTGATTATGTTCAAAATGATATAATAACTGTTACTTCACAATCACTACAAACAGCAGGATTTGGAACTGTATCAAATGATGTTACAATAAAAATAAGCAACAATGATATTCAGTATACCTGTGGTGCAGGTAATCTTTGGTTTGAATATATAATTAGAGATGAAAGAATTAAAGGATCAGTTAGAAATTTACCTGATAGAGTAACAAATGTTTCAAATGCACCTTATGCTAATCCAAATTATGATTATATTAATTCAATTGGTAGACAATGGGTATTTGAATATACTTTAGCACTTTCTAAAGAAATGTTAGGATATGTAAGAGGTAAATATTCAAGCATACCAATACCAAATGCAGAAGTAAATTTAAATCAAGGAGATTTAATATCAGCTGCTACAGCAGAAAAAACAGCATTATTAGAAAGATTAAGAAATTATCTTGATGAAACATCAAGACAAGCATTATTAAATCGTAGGGCATCTGAAGCAGAAGCTAAAATGACTGAGTTACAACAGGTTCCTTACACAGTTTATATAGGATAATATGGCAATGTTTACCACACAAAGGGATATGTCTCTGGTTAGGAAACTAAACAGAGAATTAATGGGTAATATTATTACTCAACAATGTTCTGTTTACCAATTTAAATTAGAAGAAACAAAAGTTAATTTATATGGTGAAGCAGATGCAGAAAAATATTATGATGGTCCTTTTATTTTTAATGTTCTTATAAATAGAACAAATGAGCAATATGCTGAAAATATTGAAGGTGTACAATTTGGTCAGCCAATTGAATTTTATTTCTTTAGAGATGATATAAAAGATGCTGATGTTTTAATTAGAGTTGGTGATATTATTTTATATCAAGAAGCTTATTACGGTGTACAAAGTACAGTTGCTAATCAATATTGGGGAGGTAAAAATCCATCATATCCTAATAACGTAAACCCATTAAATCCAGGATTAGAAAATTTTGGTAATAATTTATCAGTATTAGTTTCTACTTACTACATACCAGCAGATAAAGTAGCAATTTCACCATATAGAGAAAGAATATAATGGCAAAACCTAGAAAACCCATACCGAAAACACAAAGACAATTAAGTGTTGAAAAACAAACTGCTTTTAAAGGCATTGAAAATAGAGGAGATGTAGGCAACCCAAATTTTGCTGATGAAAATATTAATGCTAATTCCCAAGCAACAGGAATAGAATTTAATAGGTCTACTCAAATGAGTATGAAAGACGATGATACTAAACAATATTCTGTTGGTATACAAGATTTAGATGAAGCTGTTTTTTATTATTTTCAAAATATTATTAAACCCTTTGTAATACAAAATGGAGTTAGAAGAGAAGTACCTGTTATATATGGTGCTCCTGAAAGATGGAAATCATTCCAAAGAGATGGTTATTATAGAGATAAACAAGGTGCAATAATGTTACCTATTATAGTAATTAAAAGGGATACAATATCAAAAGATAGATCAGTTGCAAATAAATTAGATGCAAATCAACCTAATTTATATGGTGTTTGGCAAAAAAGTTATAGTTCAAAAAACTTTTATGATAATTTTTACACATTAAATAATAGAAAACCCGTTGATGTATTTCATGCTGTTGCTCAACCTGATTATGTAACCTTAGAATATAGTTGCTTAATACAGACTTATTATATGTCTCAATTAAATAAAATAATAGAAGCATGTGAATATGCATCAGATGCATATTGGGGTAATCCAGAAAGATTTAAATTTAGAGCTTTTATAGATCAATTTACTACTGCAACAGAATTAGTACAAAATCAAGATAGATTAGTAAAAGGTACTTTTGGTATAAGAATGAGGGGTTATATAATACCTGATACAATTCAAAAAGAATTAAAATCAATGAAAAAATATAATTCTAGAGCTAAAGTTACAATAACTAATGAAGTTGTACGTGATATGAGGGATTTAAACCCGATAAGGAATCCTACATTAGATGGTAGAAAAAGAAATTAATTTTAACATATTTCTAATATATTTATAACCAAATATAAAGCATTATGTCAAAACAGTTATCAGAAAAAGAAGTTTCATTATTAAAAAGTTATCAACAACGAAATAGTGATATAATATTTAGTTTAGGAAACATCGAATTAAATAAGATGGTTCAAAACGAACAAAAAGAGGAGTTATTTAAAGTATTTAAAGAACTTCAAAAAGAACAAAACAATACTGCCAAAGAATTAGAAGAGAAATATGGTAGTGGTAGTATAAATTTAGAAACAAAAGAAATAATCTCAAAAAATTAAATTTTTGAAATAATTTTTCATATTTATAACAAAATAAATAACAAAATTTTTAATATAAGAAAATGGCAGAAACATTAATATCTCCAGGTGTATTAGCAAGAGAAAATGACCAATCATTTATCCAGCAAAATCCCGTCGAATTTGGTGCCGCTATTATAGGACCAGCTGTAAAAGGACCAGTTGAAATACCTACACTAGTTACTTCTTTTAGTGAATATCAAGCAATATTTGGTACCACAGTAGAAAGTGCTTCTAGAGAGTATGGATATTTAACTTCCGCAGCAGCTAATAACTATTTTAGACAAGGAGGCACGTCCCTTTTAGTTACTAGAGTTACTCATGGTGAGTTCACACCTGCATTTACTTCAGGTAGTACAGCCGGTTCAGGTAATTCAGGTATAATGAATGTAGCTACTTCAGAATCACTACAAATACAAACGATTTCAGAAGGTGCTATAATGAATAATCTTCAAGCTGCAGATTCGTCTGGTGGTACTTTAGATTCAGGATCTTTAGATAATGTTAGATGGGAAATTAGTGGTGTTAACACTGGTTCAGGTATCTTTTCTATTATAGTAAGACAAGGTAATGATACATCAAATCAAAAATCAATTTTAGAAACTTGGAATAATTTATCACTTGATCCGTTTGCTGCCAACTATATTGAAAAAGTGATAGGTAACCAAAGTTACAATATTAGACAAGATGGTGCCGATTATTATGTACAAGCTTCAGGAAGCTATGTAAATAAAAGTAAATACATATCAGTAAAACAAGTAAACCTTCCAACACCAAATTTCTTTGATAATAATGGAGTTGCTTCAAGTGGTTCATTTAATGGAGTTTTAACTTCTTATCATGAATTTATCCCAGTAGCAGGTTCAGGATCATTTACAGGTGCTTTAGGATACAATGTACAAGCTGCAACGTCACCAATGAAATTTAATCAAGATATTTCTAACACAAATATTCAAGGATTAACTGCTACAGATTATTCACAATCAATTTCATTATTAAATAATCAAGACGAATATAATTTTAATGTAATAGTAACACCAGGACTAATAGCTGACTCAACATATGCAGCACATATTGTTCAAGTTAATTCATTAGTAGCATTAGCAGAAAATAGACAAGATTGTATAGCAGTAATAGATGTTTCAAAATATGGAAGCACAGTTTCTGCAACAGTTAATAGTTCAACAGCATTTGATTCAAGTTATGCTGCTACTTATTGGCCTTGGCTACAATCAATAGATCCAACTAGTGGACAAACGGTTTGGTCGCCAGCTTCTGCGTTTATACCGGGTGTATATTCATTCACTGATGCTTCATCGGAACCATGGTTCGCTCCAGCAGGTTTAATTAGAGGATCGCTAGGTAACGTAATTAGAGCCGAGAGAAAATTAACATCAGGTAATAGAGATACTTTATACACTGCAAATGTAAATCCAATAGCTACATTCCCAGGAAGAGGAGTTGTAGTATTTGGACAAAAAACATTACAAGTTAAAGCAAGTGCTTTAGATAGAGTAAATGTTAGAAGATTATTAATTACTTTAAAAAGCTTCATAACTCAAGTATCAGATAACTTAGTATTTGAACAAAATACAATAGCTACAAGAAATAATTTCTTAAGCCAAGTTAACCCATACTTAGAATCAGTACAACAAAGACAAGGATTATACGCGTTTAAAGTTGTAATGAATGAAACTAACAATACACCAGATGTAATTGATAGAAACGAATTAGTAGGTGCGATTTATTTA